TTCCGAGAACCGATTTTTGTATCGGTGCAACTCGTCCTTGTCCGTAGATAATATAATCACATCATCCATGTATCGTATGTAATAATGTATTCCTTCTGAACGCTTTGCCAGCTGGTCCATCGGATCAAGATACATATTGCCATACATGTGCGACAGGCCGCCTCCTATGGCAATGCCAACATCCCACAGCATATCCTTATCATCAATATCCAATGGTGATTTAATTCCAAGCGGCAGACCAAAAGCCCTGGATGCGTCGCATATATAATGCTCTAAAAATCTAACAGCATTTTTATCCCCAATCTTTTTGCGGATAATTTCCATTAGTATCTCGTGGTCTAATCTGTAGAAAAACTTTTCCACATCCATCTTCAAATAATACCAACATTCTCCACTTTTCTCTGTGTAGTCCACCCAATTCGCTAATCTCTGCATAGCTTTCAGTTGTCCTCTACCCTCTATGCATGAAAAGGTGTCGCTTATAAAACCTTTGCACACAATCGGATTCAACACATTGTATGCAGCTCTCTGTATCACTTTCGTTGTGTAATCAGAAAATATAACCTTCCTGAGTTTCGGTTCATATACATAAAAATGGTGGTATATGTCTGGCGGGTAATCATGGGTACCAAGCATTTGTGACAAGGAGTGCAAATTATCTTCAAGTTTTCCCCAAAAGGCTAACTGTTCCGTTTCGTATCGTTTCCCTGCTCTCGAATCCTTTTCAGCCTGGAGCAGATTATCAAACGATATGATTTCAGAATAAACATTTTTAATGGACATATTATCTCCCTCCGGAGCATTGCGGAGTTCGTGCGAAATTCTTCACATTACTGTCGGCATTCATGCCCACATACCTATGAATCACAGTTATCCTACTTTCCATAGGTGTTTTTTTGCAAGAGCAACGGAGACGGAATCCTTTACACCCCTGTACTGACCACATACCCAGTAGGTATGCAGCATCTGACTTTGAGGCAGAGCGGAGCGAAAGCCGATGTTCCAGTTCGAATTCGAGCGCGGATTGTTCAGATTGACATAGAAGGCGCCGGCATTGGCACCGTTGTTCCAGTTGCCCCCACAAATCGGCAAACGCAGTATTCCGTACCCTACTTATTAACACTCTTAATCCATCCTCCTAGCATTTTCCCAATCTCTGACACCAGACCGGACCATATTTCATATTTCTTTGGAGGCAAAAATCCCAATGTGTATGATAATCTGATATATGCTCTCAGCTTTTCCACCTCTACATCTAATTCTTGCAGAGTGGTCTTTTTATAGTATTTCTTATTTGCCTCGATAATTCTTTCAAGCATTGTATCCATGCACCGCTTTATATCCACAACGAGAGCAAATTTCTCCCCTTTTGGATATTGAGCCAGTGCAGGATAAGCATATTTCATCATATCGAAGGTCTTCTGTAATATTTTTAATTCCTCCAT